ATGGAATTTGATAAAGACTGTTACAGAACGCCGAAATACGTGTTTAATTGGCTAAATAGCCGTTTTAAGTTTGATATTGACGGCTGTGCGACCGAAGAAAACAACTTGAGTTATCACTATATCGGCAAAGATGGCATTGCGGAGGATTTTTTAACGTTCGATCCGTTAGATTTAATTGAGGTTTTAGAATTTCCTCATGTTACGATTTTCGTTAATCCGCCTTATAGCAACCCGTTGCCGTTTGTGAAACGAGCGGCAGAGCTTAAAAAATGGGGCTTTTTAGTCGTGATGTTATTGCCGGCGGATAAATCAACAAAGTGGTATCAGGTGATTCAGGAGAGCGCGACTGAGGTGATTGATATTGTCGGTGGGCGCATTAGTTTTCTTCATCCGTTGACTGGCGAAGAAGTGAAGGGGAATAACAAAGGCTCAATGATTGCCGTGTTTGACCCGACAATGCAGGATTTTGTGATAAGACAGGCAAATTTGGATTTTGTGAAGATGTGTGGTGGGTATGGAAGCTAAACAACGCTTTTTCTTGCGTAACGCACGCATACAGCAAAATGCGATTGGGGTAATACATTCCCTTGCCTTGGATGATAAAAACCCTGTGGTGGTGGAAATAAAGCCCTTAACGAGGACGTTGGCGCAGAATGCGAAATTACACGCGGTGTTAAGTGATATTGCGAGGCAATGTAAGTTTCAGGGCAAAAAGCGAGATATTGAAACCTGGAAAATGATTATGGTGTCCGCGCATAAAATTGCGACAGGGGGACAAGCAGAAATGGCAATCGGGCTGGAGGGCGAGGTGATTAACTTGCGTGAAAGCACGGCGCAAATGGGTGTGAAGCGGTTAGCGAGTCTAATTGATTATGTTGAAGCTTGGGCAGCGGAGCAAGGCGTGAGATTTAGCAACAAGCAAGGGTTTTACGGCTATTAAAAACCGCACCGAAGTGCGGTTGGATTAGGGTTAAAAATTGTTGCGGAGTTGTGGTCGTTTTTGTTTATCCGCAAATTGTCTTAGCCTTGGTAGGCTGCGAGTCCAGTTGTTATCTTTGCGTGGCTCAAGAGGGATGTCTTGAGTGAGTTTGTTTAAGAGCTGGTTGGCGTCTGCCACGATATGACGAAATTCCGCCACAAGTGAATGTGCTGTAGGCGCAAGTGAGGAGCCGAGTTGTTGCAAGGCTGGGTTAAGGTGTTTGATTAGCTGTTGTTGTTCAGACATCGCAATCCATAACCAGACAAGGGTTTGTAGCTCATACTCAGAGAGTTCAGTTGAGAATGTTTTTTCAGGCTCAGGCAAAGCGAGTTGTTGGGGGTGTGTGCCAATGCCGTTGAGAGCCATAAAAGCACGGATTACTTTGAGATGAAATTCTGCACTAATCCACGCAGCATAGGCAATAACAATTTCGAAGCAAACCCAAGTGCCACGCATTCCACGACCGCCAGTTGTTTTAAAGATCAGATCTGTGCTTTGAAAATCTTTTTGAAGTTCATTAATGAGATCTTGAGTTGTATCTAGGCGAACAAAAAGACTTGGTCTATGTTTATTAGCGCCACCGCTAGCAATATGTAGATCGTTTAGGGAATAGAGGTTATCTAAAGTGCGGATTTGAGTGTTAAGAATGGTTAAGTTTTTCATTGTTGTAATTCCTTTTGAAGAGAATGGGCGGATAGGGTGTTCAAAACCGCTACAACGACGGCGTGGGTATTGGTTATTTCCTCACCACCCTATCCATAGATTGAGTTTTATTGTTTGTATTGAATTTGGCTAAGAAAAAGGAGAAACACCAAATTTCAGATACAAAAAAATCACGTTAACGCAGTGAATAACGGTTGTAGATATTTTAAAAGGCGTTTTGAAGCACCTTTTAAATAAATCCTACGCTTGACCGAGGAGAATGTCAAGCGTAAGGGGATTATTCTCGTAGCTCTTTTTGTGAAGCAATGGCTAAAAAATGGCTACGATCTTTATAAATTGGGTTGCTTGCTACGCGGCTATCAATACGTTTGATGAGATATTCGGGCAAGCTGATATTAATACGATGGCGTTTGCCTTGATAAGCGGAAATATCCACATCAAGTAGTAGCCAAGTATCGCAGTAGTTAAAGTCTTCTAAGGTTTTGTAATACTTATAGCCTTTATCTTGAAGCTCGCTGATGTTGGTGCCGTCTTCAAACATCATTTCTAAGATGGAATGAATGGCGTCCGTTGCTTGAACGGGAATTTCTTCAAGGGTATCTGCTGCACTAATGCAAGCGTATTTATCTGTAAATAATACTGGCACGGCAATGCCGTAAGCTTCATTTTCGTTATCAGGGGTTTCAATGCCGATAGTAAATAACATAGTTGCTCCTTGTGGGTTAGCTCGGCAGAGCTATAAAAGCCCTGCCGATTTTTTGATGGATCTTAATGTGCCGATTGGAACGTGTTGCTTGGGGTGTGGTACGGGGAATGTTTTCCCTGTAATTGGCGACTGCCAAATTTGGTGATCGCCTTTACCGTTCCGAACAAACGTGCAACCTGCATTTTTAAGTTCCTTGATTAAGTCGCGTGAGTGCATGCTTCCTCCTTGTCGTCTTAATCAAGATTAATTATACACAAGCATACACACAAATCAAGAGGTTTTAGATAGTAATGCAAAAAAGGTTAAGTGGAAAGTGCAAAATCTGCAAACAACCTTATATCAAACAGAAGGCTACGCAGCAGGTGTGTAGCGTGGAATGTGCGGTGAAATGGTCGGCAGAGCAATCACGCAAGAAACGTGAAAAACTAGATAAACAAGCAAGGGCAGAAAGTAAAAAGCGATTATCTGCATTAAAAGAGGAAAATAAAACTAAAGGGCAATTAATTAAAGAAGCTCAAGAAGCAGTTAATAGATATGTTCGTGTTCGTGATGAAAATAAAGAATGTATTTCGTGCGGAACGCCATTAATCAGTGAAAAGCTCGGTGGTGGATTTGATGCCGGTCATTATCGCAGTCGTGGTGCTGCTCCGCACTTGCGATTTTATACGTTAAATATTCACGGGCAGTGCAAGCGCTGTAACCGCCATTTAGGCGGTAATTATCACGAATATCGTGTTGGACTGATTGAACGATTGGGTATTAAGAAAGTAGAGGAAATAGAAGCAGACAATCGAGAAAGACACTACAGTAATGATGATTTAAGACGCATTAAAAGAATCTTTAATAAGAAAACTAGGTTAATTCAAAGAAAGCGAGGTTAGAAATGGAATTGGTTTTTAATAATATCCGTAGAGTGTTTATTCAGTGGGGGTATTGGGCAATGCCTCGTTTGGGTACTGAATACCCTAGTTTATCCATTAGTATTCCGCTTCCGCCTGATGAGAGTGGGCGAAGAGTGTTGCCGATTAGTGAGGATTTGGCGTTAAAAATTGAGGAGTGCCTTTTAGTGATGCGTAAGGTTACGCCGGATTTGTATGAGTTATTTATGGCGACTTATGCTTATCGTTTGCCGCTTTATACGGAATATGACAGCGATCGTGTTCCTGTGAGATACGGGATATTAGAGTTATTTAATATAAGCAAAGCACAATATTTTAATCAGATGAAAATAGCGGAAACGTCATTAAAATTAATGCTTACAAAAGATGAGTGTATCTTTCTTGCGTGATTGCTTTTTTTCTTTTATTGTGATATGATTATATCACAATATGAAGAGGTAAAATATGATTAAGAGTTTTAAGCATAAAGGATTGAAGCAATTCTTTGAAAAGGGAATAACTAAAGGATTGCGAGCAGATCATATACGTAAAATTAATGGTATTTTATCTCTTATAGATCGTTCTGTTATTGTTGATGATTTCATTCAGTTTTATCAATGCCACGAATTAAAAGGGGATAGAAAAGGAATATATTCAATGACAGTATCAGGCAATTATCGCATTACTTTTGAATTTATTAATGGTGATGCGTATATTTTAAATTATGAAGATTATCATTAGTGAGGTGAATAATTATGCGTAAACCAGCACATCCAGGTGAAGTCTTATTAGATGGGTTTATTGAGCCAAATAACATAAAAATTAATGACCTTGCTACTCATCTTGGATTTTCAAGAGAAACACTTTCTAGAGTTTTACATGGTAAAACTGCAATGACAGCGAATTTAGCTATTGCACTCGAGGAGGCAGGCATTAGTACAGCTAGATTATGGCTTGCATTACAAACCGATTATGATTTATGGGAGTTAAAACAAAAAAGAGTAAATCATATAGAACCATTTAATTATGCAATAGTTTAAAAAAACTGTTGATTTGTCTAGACAAAAGTTGTATAAAATAAATTATGGTGAGATTTTTACATCTTAAATAAAGCTCGATAGAAATGTCGGGCTTTTTTGTTTTTAAAAAAGTCGTAAGTTAAAATGTTTTTGTCAGCCCTGATCGGAAACGGTCGGGGTTTTTTATTGCCTCAAATAAGGAGGCTGGGGAATGAAAATGCCTGAAAAAGATCCGAATGTGTGGCTCATTATTTGGGCGTACATTCAGCAAAATTACAATGCCATCACAGGATTTGTGATGGCTTTTTTTATGTCGTTGTTACGCGCGGCATTTTTACGGCAAAAGACCAGTTATCGGCAGCGGATGTTGGATGGTGCGATTTGTGGTGCATTGACGTTGTCTTGTATGTCATTGCTTGATCATTTTGGTTTTCCGGAGAGTTTAGCCTCTTTTGTCGGGGGAATGTTTGGTTTTATTGGTGCGGAGAAAATCCGTGAGTATTTGATGCAAGCAATTAAAAAGCGGGTGAATAAAGATGAGCAGATTTAAATTTTCTACTACTAGTGAAATGCGTTTGGTTGGTGTACATCCTGACTTAGTAAAAGTTGTGCGTACTGCAATCGCCGAATCAGATTTTGATTTTATGGTTGTTGAGGGTAAACGTAGTAAGGCAAGACAGGCAGAACTTGTTAAAAGTGGTGCAAGCAAAACAATGAATAGTCGTCACTTAACTGGCCACGCAGTTGATTTGGCACCGGTTACAGTCGAGAACGGTAAAACGGTGATCGATTGGAATAACAAGGCAAAATTTAAAGCGCTGGCGGAATTGGTGAAAGCAATCGGTAAACGTTTGCATATTGAGGTTGAGTGGGGCGGTGATTGGCGTTCATTTTATGATGGCCCTCACTTTCAGTTAAGTCGCAAAGCATATCCGGACAGGTGAGAGATGTTCACAACAAATAAAGGGTTATTTGTGATAGCGAGTATGGCGTTGTTATTTGTCAGTGTCGTCTATCAATACCATTTTATTAAATCTTTAAAAGCCGAGATGGCTAAGCAATCAAACACGATCGCAATGCAAAGCAGAACGATTGAGCGGTTAAAAGCGGATGCTCTAATCAATCAACAATTAGCATTGGAATTGAGTAAGCAAGAGTCAGAGGCAAGGAGTCAATCAGATGAGATTATTAAAAATATATCGACAGTCGAAAAAAACAGTGATTGTTATCGGCACAACGCTCCTCAGTCTGTTATTGAGTTCTTGCAGCAGTGAGCCTGTTCAATGTGCTTGTTCGCCTGTTCCGCCTGCGTATTTAACTTATCTTGATAAAACGCATTTCAAAGGGCAAAGCTATGGTGATGTCGCGCAGTATGCGGTGATACTCAAGCGTGAACGTGATGTTTGTTTAAATCGAATAGATAGGATTAGAGAGTGGCAGACTGAACACGCGCAACATTAAAAGGTACTCCCAGCGGGGTGTGGCTTTCCACGGGGTTGCGGGCTCGTGGTTTTCGGCAGTTTTTTGCATTTCTAGGCATCATCATCTTCTGCGGTTTTTGTGTGTTTATTAAGCACTTTTGTTTTTGCATTTTGCATTTTGATTTTGGATTTTTGTGATTATGGAAAATTTATTTGATCTTAAATTGAATATTAATCAGATCGCCGAAATCACGGGAATGCACCGCCAGACGGTATCTCAACGCGTTGCAGCTTTAACCCCAAGTGCAGGAAGCAATAGCAAATTAAAGCTCTATCCCCTTGCGGATTTGATACGGTTGGGATTGCAAGAAAAGATGACGGCAGATGTCGATGCAATGTCGCCGAATGACCGGCGTGCATTTTGGCAAGCAGAGAACGAACGGCTGAAATATGAGCGAGAAACTGGCGAGCTGATCCCTGCTTATGAAGTGGCTCAAGAAATGAGTATCTTGGCAAAATCGGTGGTACAGCAGCTTGAAACCTTGCCCGATATTTTAGAACGTGATGCCGGATTGCAACCTAATGCGCTTATGCGAGTGCAACAAGTGATTGATGATATTCGAGATCAAATGGCATTGCATATTCAAGAGACTGAACATAAGGAAGAGTAATGTTTGCATCAGCAAAAGACATTCGCCGAGATATTGCCAACGCAATAAAAGCTCCGAGACGAATGAAAGTTTCCGAAGCAGTGGCAGAATATATGCGCGTACCAATTGGTGGCGGAAACTCAGTAAAATGGGATAAACATACCGCTGCTTATATTCTCGAACCAATGGACTGCCTAAGCTCTCGTGAATATGATGCGGTGATTTTTGTAGGCCCTGCGCGAACAGGCAAAACCATTGGCTTGATTGATGGTTGGATAAGTTATTCAATTATTTGTGATCCGTCTGATTTTTTACTCGTACAACTTACCCAAGAAAAGGCAAGCGAACACAGTCGAAAAAGACTAGATCGTACATTCCGTTGTTCACCTGAAATTGCTAAACGACTTAGTCCACGCAAAAACGACAATAATGTTCACGACAAATATTTTCGTGCAGGAAATTTGCTCAAAATTGGCTGGCCATCAATCAATGTATTATCTTCATCGGATTACAAGTATGTGGCTTTAACGGATTACGACCGTTGGCCAGAAGATATTGATGGTGAAGGTGATGGTTTCTCTCTTGCTAGCAAGCGCACCACAACCTTTATGTCTGCAGGAATGACCTTAGTGGAAAGTTCGCCAGGGAAAGACATTGTTGATATAAAACATCAACCTAAATCAACGCACGAAGCGCCACCGACAACCGGAATTTTAAGTTTGTACAATCGAGGTGACCGCCGTCGGTTTTATTGGCAATGCCCTGAATGCGAAGAGTATTTTGAACCCTCAATGGCAAATATGGTGGGATTTCGTGATGAAGCCGATTTTGTCAAAGCCAGTGAAAATGCCAGATTACAATGCCCACATTGCCAGCACCTTATTACCCCAGAGATGAAACGGGAGCTAAATATCAACGGCGTATGGCTAAAAGAAGGGCAACGCATTGACAAACAAGGCAACATTCACGGTGAAGGGCGTAAATCACGTATTGCCTCTTTTTGGCTTGAAGGACCAGCTGCTGCGTATCAAACGTGGGCACAGCTAACCTATAAGCTCTTAAATGCCGAACAAGAGTACGAATTAACAGGGAGTGAAGAAACCTTAAAAGCAGTGATCAACACTGACTGGGGTTTACCTTACTTACCACGCTCTGCGCTGGAACAACGGCGTGCTGACGAACTAATGGAGCGCCGTGAAGAGGCAGACAAGGATAATAAGACAATCCCAGCACAATGCCGTTTTCTTATTGCAGCAGTGGATGTTCAAGGCGGACGCAACCGCCGTTTTGTGGTGCAAATTGTCGGCTATGGTGAAAATGGCGAACGTTGGTTAATTGACCGTTATAACATTTCGCACACCTTACCCGATGCTGACGGTGTGATTGAACCGATTGATCCAAGATTGCCCGATGATTGGTACATTCTTATTACTGATGTATTAAAAAAACAGTACCCTCTTGCTAACAATCCAGAACATTTTATGCCCATTTTGGCAATGGCGGTGGATAGTGGTGGGGAAGAGGGCGTAACGGACAATGCCTATAAATTTTGGCGACAATGTCGACGTGAAGGGCTAAGTAAAAAAGTGTATCTCGTTAAAGGAGATAGCACTAAACGGCAAAAACTCATTACCAAAACCTATCCCGATAATACATCACGTTCAGATCGCCACTCATCCGCGCGTGGTGATGTGCCGTTGTATTTATTGCAAACCGATTATCTCAAAGATCGCATCAATAACGCCCTTGCTCGCCAAACGGAAGGGGCAAATTACATTCACTTTCCGCGCTGGTTAGGTGAATGGTTTTTTGATGAATTAGTTTACGAAGAACGTGGGCCAGACGGAAAATGGCGTAAACCGGGTAAAGGCAACAATGAAGCCTTTGACTTATTTTGTTACGCCCACGCTATTGCGATTTTACGCGGCTATGAACGAATTAAATGGGGTGATGAAAAGCAAGTGCCGGATTGGGCAAAATTACCCGAGATTAACCCTAATATTTTAAGAAATTCCACCGCACATCACACCGAAGAAAGTGCGGTAGAAAAAACGCAAGAATTACCCATCAAAGTCAATGCAACGAAAGAAAATGCAAGTTGGCTGACAGGAAAATCTTATCGAAGAAGAGGGTGGTTGTAACAAAAAGGAAATAATAGAAAATTTGGAACATTTGACAAGATGGGGCAGCTCAACTTAAGATCTCTAAATAACTATTTTCTATTTAGAGGATGACAATGTCTCAGAATACAAAACCAATCAAAATGGAGCTAAAAGGGGAGGCTGGAAAGCGAGTGGCGTTATCAGCTGTTAAGCGTGTGATAAAAGCACATCATAAAGAAATTAAAGCCTTGGCTTACAAATGATTTAGGCAAAAATTGATTGAAGTCACAACACAACCCGATCAGGAATGGTCGGGTTTTTTATTGGGGAAAATATGAGCCTTTATACCATTGATGAACTAAAACAAAAAATCCGTTTACTTGATGAAAAAATTGAAAGCGCACAAAGCCAAGTGAGTTTTAACGGGCGTGCCGTTTCTTGGCAAATTAATGAACTGAGTAAACAGCGTGATCGGTATCAAACAATGTTAGATGAAATGCTGGCGCAAAGTGGGCAGAAAGTAAAAAAACATCGCATAAAATACGCAAGATTTCGCTAAAAAATAAACCCCGAAAGTTCGCACCTTTCGGGGTTTTCTTTACCCCTTATCTAAGTTTAGCAACGAAGGAGTAACTTATTGGTGGAAAGTATAGAAAATCTATTTGAGATAATCAAGGGGATACTCATGATGACAGAAAAACTGACTGCGTGGCGATTTGTCGCCGTTCTTGTGACCATTGTGCTGTGCTTTTTGGTGTGGAGAATGCCGGATATTATTCTTGCATTAGGAAACTAATAAAGAGGGAGATGTGATGAATATCCTCGAAAAAACCATTGCTGCACTTTCGCCACAATGGGCGGCAAAACGGTCTAAAAGCCGTTATGTACTCAATACTTATGAGGCCGCATTGCCCAGCCGAACCCATAAGGCTAATCGAGATGGGCAAGGTGCAAACGTTAATGTGCGACAAAGTGCGGTGAGTTTACGTGAGCAAGCTCGTGCGTTAGACCAAAATCACGATATTGTAATTGGGATTTTAGATAAACTCGAAGAGCGGGTGATTGGTTCAAAAGGCATTCATATCGAACCACAGCCCCTAATGAAAAATGGTGATGTCCACAAAGGACTTGCGGAACAAATCCGCAAATTATGGGCAGAATGGTCTATCAAGCCTGAAGTGACTGGTCTTTATACACGCCCTGCGCTAGAAAGAATGTTATTACGCACGTGGTTGCGTGATGGCGAGGTGTTCGTTCAGCTGGTGAAGGGAAAAGTACCGAGCTTGGTTCACGCTTCTCAGGTGCCGTTTTCATTGGAAGCCTTAGAACCAGATTTCGTGCCAATGAATACTGATGTGGCAAAAGAAAATTTGCTACAGGGGGTGTATCTCAATGCGTGGCGTAAGCCCACTGGTTATCAAGTTTATTTAGATAATCCGCAAGAGTCAGGGAAATTTTACGACAAAGTCAAAACGGTTCCGGCAGAAAATATGTTGCACTTGGCTTTTCGTAAGCGATTACATCAAATCCGTGGTGTCAGTATGTTGCACGGTGTGATTGTACGCCTTGCTGATTTGAAAGAGTATGAAGAAAGCGAACGCGTTGCTGCGCGTATTGCCGCTGCAATGACGCTGTATATCAAAAAAGGCGATGCACAACTTTATGACACGGAAGACACCAGCGAGAGCGGAGAACGGTTATTTGACATCGCCCCTGGTGCGGTCATAGATGATCTAAAACCAGGTGAAGATATTGGCTTAATTAATTCAAATCGCCCGAACACCAATTTAGAGAGTTTCCGCAACGGGCAATTACGTGCGACTGCAGCCGGCACACGTTCCAGTTATTCCAGCATTGCCCGAGATTATAACGGTACCTATTCCGCGCAACGGCAAGAATTGGTCGAAAGTTTTGAAGGCTATGCGGTGTTGCAAGATACCTTTGTAGCAGCAATCTCTCGTCCGATTTACCGAGAATGGCTCAAGATGGCCATCGCGACACAAGCCATTCAAGTTCCCGCTGATGTCGATCCCGATTCACTCTTTAATGCGGTTTATTCTGGCCCAGTAATGCCGTGGATTGACCCAATTAAAGAGGCGAATGCGTGGAAAGAGCGGATTAAAGGTGGTTTAGCTACCGAAGGGCAGGCTATTCGAGCCAGTGGTAATAACCCAGCAGAAGTGAAACGGCAACGGATTGTTGAAGTGCAAGAAAATAAACAAGCAGGGCTTAAATTTGATACCGATTTGACGAATTGTAAGGAGGGACAAAAGCACGATAAAAAAATGAGCAATACAGATAATGAAGAAAGTTAAATATTAATATTAAAGGAGCATTTTATGAACACTAATGAAGATATGTTAGATCCGATTATTGTAATACCTGAACCTGATCCAATTATTCCGGTTAATCCTGTTGCGTTTCCGACGATAGATCCAATAACGGAAATTCAAAGACAAAATTATTATTATTTTTCTCGTCGGATTGCCTACGATAGCAGAAAAATTATTAGCTACTCAGGGTTAAAAAATACTGCCTATGATGTAGATAAAAAATTGAAAGAGATTGAATCTAACACTATCAGCTTTACAAGTGCTTATGTTGTTTTAGATGATCTAGATAAATTAGCTAAATTTTATGCTGAGTGGATGACAAAAGAAGAGCTTGAAAAAGTTAAGTCACTTAGAGTTTTGATATTTAATTATCAGAATAGATTAAATGATTTAAGAAATACTTATTTAGAAAAAGAGCAAATTGCACAAAAAGCAGAAAATGATAATAAACCTCGTTTTGGATTAACAAAGGTACATCCTAAAGATTGGGATTTAATTCTTTCTATAACAGGGAGTGCTAGGTTATGGCTACATTATGTTTCAAAATACAAAATAGAGGAGATAAACAGTAAGCAGGAATTTATTGACGAACTTATTCTATTAAATGACTGCTTATCAGAATTATCTCGGTATTCTCGAAAATTACATTCTAAATTAGAGATTGAATTAGAGAGACATCTGCAAAAAACCAATAATATTCTTTTACTAGACAGAAATGAACCGGTCACTTCCTTTGATATGATGAAGCATTATTGGTCAGGAAAAGGAAATGCGGTAACTTTGCAACAGTTAGGGCTATTTGAAAAAGTTAAGTCTTTGGTAAAAACACCAAATCAACTTGGGAAACAAAATGGTCACAGTGTTCAAGGGGATTTTATTCAACAGATCATCAAAAATAACAGGAAATCTTTTCGTAATACCTATTCTTTTCGTCAGAATGTAGGAGCGTTAGCTATTAATAATCCTTTATGGGCAATTGGCGGAGCAATTATTGAAGGTCAATTCTCAGGGAATGCAGTAAGTGAAAATGGTAAATTTTATCTAAAGGGTGAGATTAGTTATAAATTCTATGATAAATTTACTGATCCTTATGATACTTTCAACTTAATTCCAGGGGAATGGAATCCAGATGGTGATAGCTATGATATTAATGGCAAATGGACTGAACCTGTTTCAGTTGAAATTAGCCAAACGGATTACCTGAACCTCAAACAGTAGGATATTTTATGTTTGCCTTTGTATGGATATTTCTCTCATTCTGTTTTTATTTTTATCTATTTACCCATTATCTTTTTCTTCCTTTCTCGGGACAAAGTATTTTGCTTTCAATTATTTCCTGGAGTGTTTTAGTCGGTGGAGTTGCATTTGTTAAACACCGATTTCAGCGAAGTCAAAAAAGCAAATGGCTGCTCCGATTTTTGTTGTCGTATTTAATGATGATAATCATCCATATGATTTTATCATTGTTAATTTTATGTTATGCAAAGGAAATATTATTTAATTATGACTGGGGCAATATTGCAGTTGGAATGTTAGGGATACCGATAGGGGTTTATTTATATCAATTTTGGACAAAATAGGTCATTTTAATGAAAAGCTGGTACTCCATTAAAGCCTCCGCCAATCAAAGTGCGGAGGTTTTTATTTATGATGAAATTGGAATGTGGGGCGTTTCGGCGCAGCAATTTGCCAATGAGCTAAAAGAGATTGGCAATGTGCGTCAAATTAATCTCCATATTCATTCGCCCGGCGGTGATGTGTTTGATGGCATTGCCATTTATAACTTGCTGAAGAATCACCCCGCAAATAAGACCGTCTATATTGACGGTCTTGCAGCCTCTATGGCTTCTGTTATCGCAATGGCAGGCGATGAAGTCATTATGCCTGAAAACGCAATGCTAATGATCCATAAGCCTTGGGGCATTCAAGGCGGTGATGCGGAAGAACTGCGTAAATATGCGGATTTGTTGGATAAAGTGGAAAGTACGTTATTGATGGCGTACATCGCAAAAACAGGCAAATCCGAAGATGAATTAGCAGCAATGCTCGCTGTGGAAACTTGGCTTACCGGCAAAGAATGCGTTGAGCTTGGTTTCGCTGACAAACTGGCCGAACCCCTTGTGGCGATGGCTTCCATTCAATCGAAAAAAATAGAGGATTTTACCAATATGCCTAATGAAATCAAAAATATGTTGTTGAAGCCACAAGGCAACGCAAAAAATCAGAACGTGGCACCAGAACAAAACCCAGAACAACCCCAAGCGCACGACAAGCCGGCAGCGCAAACGGTAGATAATACCGCACAAGTGCAAGCGCAAATGGCACAACGAAATCTGGCAATCAAGGCAGTATTTGCCCCATTCAACGGTCAATTTAATGATTTGCTAGTGGAGTGCTTAGGTGATGTCACCATCAGCGCAGAACAAGCCAAAGATAAATTATTGGCGAAACTCGGTGAAAACACCACGCCAAGCGTACCGCAAAACCATATTCACGTTGACAACGGCAATATTGTCGGTGATAGCGTGAAAGCCTCTTTGCTTGCTCGTGCAGGTTTTGAAAAAGCAGAAAAAGACAATGCCTACAATGCAATGACTTTGCGTGAATTGGCGCGCGCATCGTTGGTCGATCGTGGTGTAGGTATTGCCGGAATGAATGCAATGCAGATGGTGGGAATGGCATTTACGCATTCTACCTCTGATTTTGGGCAGATTTTGATTGATGTTGCACATAAATCCGTATTAAAAGGTTGGGCGGAAAGTACGGAAAACTTTGAACAATGGACGCATAAAGGTACGCTTACCGATTTCCGCCCTGCTTATCGTGTCGGCTTAGGTAGCTTTGAAAGCCTGCCTCAAGTTCGCGAAGGGGCAGAATATACTTATGTGACCCTTGGTGATACTGGTATGCACGTTTCGCTTGCCACTTATGGTGCATTATTCAGCCTCACACGCCAACTTATCATTAATGATGATATGCATATGCTAACCCAAGTGCCTTATAAACTCGGGCAAGCAGCGCGTGCAACCATTGCTGATTTAGTGTTTGCTCAGCTCTTTGGCGACCCTGTAATGAGTTATGATGGCAAAAAACTTTATGATGCTGCACATAAAAACACCGTAACCGGTGCTGCAATGGATTTGGCTCACATTGATAAAGCCATTCAATTAATGAATGCGCAAAAATCCTTTGATGGTAAACAACTTGCCATTGAGCCAGATGTATTGCTTGCACCAACCTCGCTTTATACCCGAGCAAAACAAATCCTTGGTTCAAGTTCGGTGGAAGGAGCAGATATTAATGCTGGCATTATCAATCCATTAAAAGATGTGGTACCGGTTACCAAATCGCAACGCTTACAAGCAGAGAATGCAAAAATTTGGTACTTACTCAATAAAGAGGCGATTGAAGTCTCTTATCTCAATGGTGTTGAACAGCCGTTTATTGACCAACAAACCGGCTTTACAGTGGACGGTGTAACCACCAAAGTCCGTATTGATGCTGGCGTAAATGTGTTGGATCACCGTGGTATTGTGCGTGTAACCAATAGCTAATAGTCTAGAAACGAGAAAACCCCGATTGCTTGCCACAGTCGGGGTTTTCTTATTTAAGCCTTAAATAGGAAGGGTTAAATAATTGAATGAATTTTAACATCAAACTGCCATCTTTTAAAGAGGTAAACATAATGCTGACATTATTAGATGAGAGAAAATCAGTGCGTTTTTTCTTATGGGCGTGCTTACTTATGGCATTTATTTTGGGCGTGATGTGGTTATTACCTGATGTTATTCACGCAATTAAACAAGTATAACAGGAGCTTATTATGGCGAAAAATTTTATTCAAAACGGCGACACCATTGATTTTGTCGCCACAAAAAATGTGAAAAGCGGTGATGTTGTGGTCTTACAAGATCTGATTGCGGTTGCCGTTACCGATGTGACAAACAAAGCAACTGGCACAGGAATTGTCGGCGGTGTATGGCGTGTAAAAGCCAAACAAGCTGATGACATTAAACAAGGCGATGTGTTGTATTGGTCTGATGCAGACGGTGCAACCAAAACCGCAGCCAGCAACAAACGCCTTGGTATTGCGTGGACTGACTCAGGCACATCATCTGAACAAGTTGATGTGAAAATCAATGCTTAACCCGTTTGAACAGGCTTTAGCACAAGCAGACAAGGCGATAACAGATATTATGATGTCGCCTTGGCTGATTGACGGTGTCATTTATCCTGCCACTTACGATGAAGTGCCACAACGCTTTGAAGGAATGTTGCAGTATAACGAAGAGTATCGGGTGAACGGCACTAAACGAACGCTTACGTTGTTTAAGGAAAGCGGCTATCGTCCACGTGTGGGCGATAGTGCGGAACAAGGGGATAAGCAGTTTTTGGTTAAAGCCTTTGAGTTGGTGGATCAACTGATTATTTTGCAACTGGAGTAAATAATGACGTTAGACCAAGATCTTGCTTTAATCCGACGAAATGCGAATAAGGTGGTGAAGCAGCTTAATCGTCAAGCAGCAAAAACCATCAATCATTTGGCAACAAAGGCGCGCAATCAAGCCACCAAAAATGTTGCCAAAGATATCGGCGTGCCAGTGAAAACCCTAAAAGGCAGAACAAGGCAAAGCAAACATCAGCGTGCAACCGCCTCCAAGCTGCGTGCGCAGTTGCGCGTTAATGTTTCACCGTTGCCGCTAATTCGCCTGTTAGAGAGCAAAGCGAATCGGGTGTGGGAAGGGCGTGGCGCAATTATGGTGGGGAAATATGCAGTACAACGTGGTTTTATCCAAACCCTTGCTAATGGGCGTACGCACGTCATGCAACGAGCAGGGCGGGCGCGCTATTCCATTGATGTGGTGAAAATTCCACTACGTCAGCCATTGACCGCAGCTTACCAACAAGCCCTTAAAGACTATCCCACCGAATTACAGAAAGAATTGAAAGGCCGCTTAAGTGCGGTTTTTTCTTAAGGAGAAAAAATGCTGATTCATAAAGCAATCCGAGAGCAAATTGCTGAGTTACTGCAATCTCTAGATCCGACTATCAAGGTTTGGGCAGGACGCCCCACCTTTATTGACTTAGACAACGAACCAACCACGCTAGCGGTTTTTATTGATGATGCACAAAGCGAGCCAGCGGGATTATGTGGTGGTGAGTGGGAGGCAATCTTAAATATTGCCATTTATCAACGATCAACCCAAGGTGAAGCACCACTTGATGAACTTGCAGAACAAATTATTCAATGTTTGGCAGAAGCCTTTGAAAATGATGATTTAGAGAGTTTACAACAATGTTATTTAACAGGGTATCACTATGAACAAGATGCACAGAAACGCACTTGGTACATAGCGAACCTACAATATCAAATTACTTATGGGCAGGAGGAATAATGGCCACACAAACCACGCCTTTCCAAGGCACAAAATTTTATATCGGCATTGGCTTAGAAACGAAAAAGGCGATTACTGCTTGTAGTATTAGCCCCAATGCCACCATTACCGCTACCGGACACGGTGTGAAAGCCGGAGATTGTATCAAAATCAGCGGATTAGGCGCATTAGACGGTTATTATCCGGTGAAGTCGGTACAAACTGATGTGATCACCTTAGCGGATGAGGTTGATTGGTCAACACAGGATAAACCGACCAATTTTGCGCAAGCACAATTGGAAAAAGTGCAGTGGTCATCTAACTTTTGCGCCATTAAAAACATTGAAAAAGACGGCGACACACTGACAGAAGAAGATGTGACCACAATGTGCAGTGAGGGAACGGAAACCGAACCGGGTGATATTGAGTTTGGTAACGTAAAACTGACTTTCTTCTGGGCACCCGCTACCGCAATGCAAGCGGATTTACGCAAGAAGTTCTACGGCAAAGAAACTTTCCCCTATTTGATTGTGTTCAAAAACAATCAAGGCTCGTTATATGGCACAGGCTTTATTCAAACCAGTACCAATATCAGCGGTGAAGTCAAAGGTAAGTTTGAATCAGGTGTAACCATTAAACAATCTAAACGGGATTATTTATTGCCAGTCGCATAACCAACTCACCGCACGATAAAAAGTGCGGTGTTTTTTATAAACATTTTAAGGAAATAAACAAATGAAAGGCACTAAAGCAACTTTACTCGCGATTAAACCCACATTGAAACCGTTTGAACTCAACGGCAACACTTATTATATCCGCTCTTTTACTGTGGGTGATGTGAACCGTGAAGTGTTTGAATATCAAAATTGGCTGAAAGCCCAAGCCACCGCACAAGGCATAGAGCTTAATTTGAATGATGAAGACGCACTAGCTAAGCAACTTGAACCTATTGCCGATAAATACCGCCTTGCGCGCAATCTTGCTATTAAATTATGCGATGAAAAAGGCAATAACTTATTCGATCCTGACAATATCGAAGATTTAGAAGCGATCTTAACTCTTGATGACAGCGTACTTACCGCCTTTAATCAAGCCGAAAATGCCGATACCCCAAAAAACTCACTGCCCGACGCAAGTTCCAATTAACCCTCTCCCTTGCGTTGGGTAAAACGCTATCAGAAATCGAAGCAATGCCGGAACGCCACTTGCAAGAATATGAACAATTCTACCGAGAACAGCCTTTTGGCTTATGGCGTGAAGATTACCGCACCGCACAAATTGCCTATCTTTTAGCAGCGATTAACAGCGATCCGAAAAAAGACAGCCCAAAACTCACCGAGTTTATGCCGTTTTTTGCGGAACAAAGTGCGGTGGAAAATAGCCAAGATTTTGATGATGGTAGCGAGATGTTTTTGGCACAGAGATAAAATAACTATTGAAAAAATAGATTCATATATTGCATTTAAAAACTGAAGTTGTTATGCTTGGCACCAATAAACATAATGACGATACTTATTATGTTTTTTACATCCAGCCTTTGGCGAGTCGTTTCACTATTCCGAAATAGATGACCCTTAGGCTTTTTTATTCTAGACGCGATGGGGAGAGATGTAAAAGGGGATCTTGCAGAACATATTGACGGTTTGAAGACGTTTATACATAGTCATAAAACAAAGTTACTTAAACCCTGTTGACCTCAGCAGGGTTTTGTTTTATAGAATTACATAAACCTACCACACCAAATTACACGACCAATAATGTTTACTTCATTTGTCTTCACATATATTGGTTGATAGTTGGTATTTACAGAATGAATAATGTATTCTTTAGCAAAATCATTTTTGCTTACTAGTTTAATTCCACTGTAGCCATCAATTTCTATTAAAAAAGTAGAATTTGTATTTGTTTTTTTATCTTTATCTATTAATAAAATATCACCGTCTTTGTATAGAGGACTCATTGAATCGCCCTTTTGTCGGTATGCTAATAAATTTTCTGCATTTATATAGGTAGGCAACATATCGCTAGCTATATGAAAAGAGCTATTATCATTATCTTCACTTAAATAGAAAGGGATTTTTATCAAATAGATTTCATCTTGATCTAAGGATTTTACAAGTGTGTCTAAATCAATCTTTAGTATTTCCGCAATTCGTTTAGCCGTTTCTAAGCGAGGTTTAGATAAACCATTCTCATATTTAGATATGAGGGCAGGAGTTATACTTGTTAAGTTAGCAAGTTCTTTCTGAGATAGTTTAGCTATAACACGTTTTTCCTTCATTAATTGCTTAAATGGTAATGGTTGCATAATTACACCTATTTTTTATAAAAAATTACTTGAAATTATCTATTTTATAAAATAATATTATTTTATCTTGCTTATATGGGCGAGATATTAACATAATATTCAAATACACAAAAGGATAGCAAATGGAAAGTAAAGTAACAAAAAGAAATGTAACCGCCAATCTCCCAATTTATTTAATTGAATGGTTACAAGATAGCGCAAAGAAAAACTATCGTTCCTTATCAAAAGAGCTAAGACGCTGTATAGAAGAGTGTATGAAAAATGATAGTACAAGAACATAGGAATGAGAAAGCCTTAATGGCGGCAACCATCAAGGCTAAAAACGAAAAACCCAATACCCAATTAGGAAATTCACTTATGAATAATACTACTTTATCAACAGAAATTCAAAACGTTTCTAATTTCAACTTTGGCGAATCATCAATCCGTGTAGTTTCTATAAATAATGAACCTTGGTTTATTGCTAAAGATATTTGTGAAATATTAGGTATTAAAAATCCTACTCAAGCCCTAGAGAATCTAGACGAAGATGAAAGGGCTATGTTTAACATAGGGCTTGATCAACGAGTTAATTTTGATAACAGAGTAAGCGAAATAAATATCGTATCAGAAAGCGGAATGTACACTTTAATTTTACGTTGTCGTGATGCAGTTAAAAAAGGATCTGTTCCACACCGTTTTAGAAAGTGGGTTACCTCTGAGGTATTACCACAGATTAGAAAAACGGGAAAATATGAAAAACTTGACACACCAATATTGCTAACAAAAGAACATCAACAATTCATCAAAGACTTTGTGAAAAATCGTACTTTGCAATTACCAAAGGATAAACAAGCCAAATGTGCAATAATGCAATGGTCAGCTTTAAAATCTCATTTCGGGAAAAGCTATAAAGAAATTGATGATAGTCAGTTTGTAGATGCGATTAGTTTGTTAGCTAGACTACCGCTTGAGGGGGAATTGATCGATTCATCAACTTTGCAATTATCAAAGAACAGTCAAAATACGGAAGCAACATTAGAAATAATGGTCGAGTTATACGGCTATTGTTTACACGCTTATGAAATGCAAGAAAAGTTATCTCAATATCCAGATTTAGCAGACAGAATAGATAGCAAAATTGGTGGGCAATATCTGCATAATCTCAAGCACCCATTAGAAAACGCAATGACAAAAGCTAAACGTTTTATAAGAAATAACAGCGAAAAACTGACGATTATTAAAGCAGTAGATCATTTGTTGAATTAATTCGACTAAAAGCAACCGTACTTTATTTTTAGTACGGTTGCAGGAGAATAAAAAATGAAAAGAGATTGGGAGCTTATCCGCAAAATTTTGTTCAAACTTGAGCAAAAGGTTGATGATACGCCGTTGGATAGTGAGAGCATAAAAGGCTTTCCGCCTGATGTAGTGGCATATCATTATCAACTGTTGGCACAGGCTGAACTGATTTGCATTGAAGATAATTCTACAATGGGCGATGCGGATTTTGTGGCAATAAATTTAACGTGGCAAGGACACGAATTTCTTGACAAAATCCGTAGCGATACCGCGTGGAATAAAATTAAACAAATCATTAAAACCAAAGGGATTGATTTATCTTTTGAGGCGATTAAGTTAGCAGGGAAAAGTTTATTGATTTCTTTATTGAAATAGCTTGACTGCCAGTAGGGATTTGGTAGATTGGTAATAACGTTTAGGAGGCAATATGTTCAAAAAAGAATTTGGAATGCTTAGCTTTTTATTAGGTGAGATAAAAAGTGTTGTAGCGATCTTTTTTATTTTACCTCTTATTTTTATCTCTGTTGTACTAGGCTTTTCTACAGGAGTAATTTGGAAATATCTTGTTATTTTATTTATTGGTTTGGTGATACTTGCATTCCTCATAGGGATAGTATTATTTTTCTCAAATAAGAAATGGGAAAAAGAACAGGAAGCTAAAAAGGCGGAGCAAGCAGAACGAGATAAAGTTAGGTATGTCATTATAAAATAGAAATATTAATAGCCTAAATAGATTTAATTGTGGAGATGAAAAAATGATTGATTTCATTAAATTTTGTGCAAACATTTTCTTTTTTATGGTTAGTATATTTGGGATCATCTTTCTACTTTTTGCTGTTGACTTTATTTATATCCTTATCTTTCTTGGCATATTTTTCACGATTTTTTTAGTGCGTTTAGTGATGATGTTTATTGAGGTAGATAAACGCTATAAGAACTTGGAAAAGCAGAGAAAAGAAAAGAAACCTGTAAAATATATTATTATTAAATAAGGCTTTTGATTGTGTAAGAACCCGCTTAATGCGGGTTTTTTATTGGGGGCATTTATGTCATTAGGTAAGTTAAATATTAATTTGAGTTTAGAAACAGCTGAGTTTCAACAAGGGCTGGATAAGTCTTCTCACCAAACAAGAAAATTTATCAAATCATTTGAAACAGATTTAGATAGAGCTAAAAATAGTGCTAAACAATTCTCTGAACGTACAGCAAAATATTTAAATAATATAGAGCGAGCAGCAATTTCAATTAATAAGACAACAAGTCGACATTTTTTGGCTAGCATTGGCAGTTTTGCAGCAAGTCATTTATCTTCTGCCGCTTCCAAAACATTACAATACGCTGACAGCTACACTGAACTACAAAACCGTATGCGGTTAGTCACAGAAAGCACGGTTCAAATGGTAGCGGCGACAGAGTCTGTTTTCGATATTGCCCTAAAAACTAATCAAAGCCTAAATGCTACTTCTGAAGTTTACCAACGTTTCGCAAAAAACGCTAAACAGCTCGGCTTATCACAAGCGGAGGTTGCATCACTCACAGAAACCGTTTCTAAAGCGGTGGCGATGTCTGGTGCAAGTGTGGCATCTGCTGAAGCTGCATTAATGCAATTTGGGCAGGCAATGGCAAGTGGTGAATTGCGGGGAGAGGAACTCAATTCCGTAATGGAACAAACGCCGGGGCTTGCTGACGCAATCGCAAAAGGCTTAGGGATTACTACCGCAGAATTGAAAGCAATGGGAAAAGCTGGAGAATTGGCGATTCCAAAAGTGATTGAGGCATTAAAAAAAGCGAAAGATTCTGTGGATAGTGATTTTGAGAAGCGTGTTATTACGGTTTCTCAGGCATTCACGAATTTAGAAACACATATGGTAAAAACCATTGGCGAGCTGGATAAAGCCAATGGAATTACTGGAATGTTTGCAAAAAGTATTGATTTTGCGGCGAATAATCTTGATAGCTTAATTAAAATCACCGGTGCTTTTGTTGCTGCCGGTGCTGTTGCTTATATTGGGCGGTATGCTAATGGAATGTTGGTAAGTGCCTATAATACGGCTAAAAATACGAAAGAACATCATAGTTCGGTAAAAGCGACATATGACAGCATTAGAGCGAAACGCTTGGAAATGCAAACAATGCAAGCGGTATTGGCGGAGCAATATAAGGCAGCGCAAAGCGAACGTACACAATTTGCCTTGCGTGAGCAAATGAAAGTGCAATCGCAACAGATTATTGCATTGGCAAAACAAGAGGCACAGGCGAAACGAGAGCTCTCTGTCGCAAATAGCTTAGTGACTAAAGCAAGTGGTGTCTTAAAAGGGGCATTGGGTTTACTGGGCGGACCAACAGGTGCCGCAATGCTAGCGGGAAGTGCTCTGTTTTATTTTTCAATGCAGGCAAAAGAAGCACAGCAAAAAGCATTGGATACCGCAAGTGCGAATGAAAGATTAAGAGAAAGCTATGATGGCTTAAGTGCCAGTGCCTTATCGCTAAAAATTGCAGATCAGCTAAAAGATCTTGAGAATTATGAAAAACAGATTACGAGTGTAGAGGCGGAAATTTCAGAAATTCAGACAACACATTGGCAGTTTGGTTTGGAATTATCAGAGAAAAGCAAGAAAGATTTGGACTTGCTTAGAGATAAGTTACAACAGATCAAAGAAAATCAGGATATTGATTTTTCCGTGTTAAAAAATCAAGTTATTCAATTAGGTGTGTTATTTCTACAAAGCGGGAAAAGTACGGAAGATTTTGCACGCAAACTGAAATTGATGGGAGTAGATAGCAAGCTCATTAACGAGGCTCTTGCGGAGTTGCCGAACAAACTCAAAAACACGACCAAGGAAACAAAAACAGCGGAACAAGCTGTGTTAGACTTAAAAAAAGCACAAGAAGCACTGACTAAAAAATCAGATGATCTAAGAACAAAATTAGAGGTATTAAGGCTCAAAAATCAAGGGCACGCCAAAGCCTCATTTGTTTTGGCAGGGCTTTATGATGTGCTTGGTGAAAAAGGGGCTAAATACTCAGAAGTCTTAAATGCAATTGCAAGAGGGGATGTGGCAGCGGCTGAAAGTGCAGCAAAAGCGATAAACCTTTCGGCGGGGCAGCTTAAAACAATACTGGATATGGGCAAAGAAATTGATCAGTTATTCAGTAGCGATCAAGAAACGCAAACACTTGAAAAAGAGCTGAAAGTAAAAGCAAAAGGTACGAAAACAGATTACGTTAAACAATACACCGATCAGCTGACCGAAATGCAAAACCGCATTGCACAGCTAAGAGCTGATACTGATGATATTAAGCTGTTCGGTGAACCTAGCCAGTACCAAGAGTTTAGTAAACTACAACAAGACATCACTGCCAATGCGGAAAAATATGCGGCATACGGTGTGGAAGGTGTCGCGAAACTGAAAGAAATGGCGCGTCAAATTGATAGCGAAACGCAGAAAAAAGCGATTGCTCAGTTCGGTATCAATAACAACAAACAGCTTGATGCAATGGAGTTTGAATTAAGTCTGTTGGGAAAAACACGTAAAGAGCAGGATTTAATTCAGTATAACCATCAATTAGATCTGGAAGCCGCACGCCTTAAAATCGGGATGTCAAAAGAGAATGCTGCACAATTAGATGCGGAAATTATCAAGCTAAAAGCGCGTAGAGCGGAAATTGAAAGACAAAAAGCATTAGCACAGTCTAATCCGTTGCTCGGTTTGCAGGATGGCATTGTGAAATTTGGGGAGGCTGCCAATAATGTGATGGCGAATGTTTCACAGATTACACAAAATGCCCTTGGCGGAATGTCAGATGCGTTAACCGATTTTGTATTGACAGGGAAAGCAAATTTTAATGATTTAGCACAGTCGATCATCAAAGATATTAGCGCAATGATTATGAAAATGATGGTGTTCAAGGCGCTTGAGTCCGCTTTTGGTGGCACGTCTTTTGGGAAATTGTTGGGCTTTTCCCAAGGGGGTTTAGTCGGTTTTGATAACGGTGGCTTCACCGGTTTAGGCGGTAAATATACGCCTGCGGGTATCGTTCACAAAGGCGAATATGTTATTACTAAAGAAGCGACATCAAGATTGGGGGTGGATTACCTTAACTTCTTAAACTACGGTACCCGACGAGGCTTTGCCAACGGTGGCGGTGTTGCCGTACCGAAAGTGCCAATGGTGAAAGCCAAAACACAAAATGCCAATGTCAGCATCAAAGTGATCAACAACGGGGAGCCGGTGGATGCCAAAGTGACGCAAAAACAGCAAGGTGAACAGTTGCAAGTAACGGTGGAGTTAATGCGAAAAATTGCTAAACAGGAGGCAAGCAGTATGTTACAAACCAATTTTAGAGCCGGAGGAGCCTTTGCCTAATGGAAACGTTTAAATGGTGTGTGCGGCCAAAGCTCACAATTGAAAATGAACCACGCCGCACGGTAGTACAATTCGGTGACGGCTATGCTCAGCGTGCCAAAGTTGGCATAAATAGCTTGCTGCGGCGTTATCCGGTTACGGTAAAAGTGAAAAACAAGGAACGTTTGGCAGTGGATGCGTTCTTGGCTCAACACGGTGGCGTTGAGCCTTTTTATTTTAATGACCCGTTCACAAAAAGTCGTAAAAAAGTGGTGTGCGGTCAGTGGCGCATTGAAATGAACCAAACCTATAGTGAATTTAGTTGTAAATTTGAGGAAGTGCCATAATGCCACAAACAATGAGCAATGCATTTAAGCTGGAATTAAGCAAAATTGAACAAAATGCTTTGATTGAGCTGTACGAAGTGGATATGCGCAGTTTGCAGAACCGACAAGGTGAACAAGGCGAGATTTATCGCTTTTATGCCGGCACAAATGAACGTTATCAAGACATTGTGTGGCAAGGGCAAACTTATAAAGCTTATCCGATCAAAGCCGGCGGTTTTGAGTTAAACGGCAATGGACCGAGCAATCGCCCGACCTTAACTGTTTCCAATCTGTTAGGATTAATCACCGGCATTGCCGTAGATTTTAATGAAGCGGTAGGGGCAGTGGTGCGGCGGCGACAAGTCTATCTGCATTATCTTGATGCTGTCAATTTTCGTGAGGGCAATCCGCAGGCGGATCCAACACAAGAACTGGTCAGCCTTTATGTCATTGAACAGTTAAGCAGTTTAAAACAGGATGTTGCCACCTTTACGCTAGCGTTGCCGACCGAAACCGACAATGCTTATCTGCCGGCGAGAATGATGATGGCAGACACCTGCGCGTGGATTTATCGTTCCAGTGAGTGCGGTTATAACGGTGAGCCGGTGGCGGATGAAAAGGATATGCCGACCGGCGACCCGAAAAAGGACAAATGCAGCCGTTGTTTAACCGGCTGCAAAATGCGAAATAACACACTGAATTTTGGTGGTTTCCCGAGTATTAATAAGGTGGGTTAAAGGCGTTTATCCATTGGATTGTTCGCATATAACGGTTGAACATCAAATTGTTTATCTTGCTCTAAATGCCATAAGTCATATTGAGCTTGCATATTTAGCCATAAGTTCGGTGAAGTATTTGGCAAAAGTTTACTAAGACGCACTGCCATTTCAGGGGTAACGCTCGTTTTGGCATTTAAAATTCGGGAAAGTGTAACGCGTGTTACACCAAGTTTATCGGCAACCTCGTTGATTTTAAATTCAGAAATAATATCTCTTAATACTTCACCGGGGTGGGCTGGGTTGAACATTCTCATTGCTTACTCCTTAGTGGTAATCTTGATAATTGACAATTTCAGCATCGCCGTTTTCAAATTTAAAGGTTAAACGCCAGTTGGCATTGACTTTAACGGACCAATGTCCGCTTAAATCCCCTTTCAGCGGATGCAAGTTCCAACCAGGCATATCCATTTCAGCAACATCACTAACCATATTCAGGGTAGTAAGCAATAAATGGAGCTTTTGTGCGTGCTTAGGTTGAATACCTGCCGTTGATCCAGTTTCAAAAAATGCCTGCAAGCCTTTATGTTTGAATGAAATAATCATTGTCATCTCTACCTTATGTATAGCGAGATGATACATTAGTAAAGAATGAGTGTAAAGCCTTATGTTACAAAAATTAAAAGATCAAATCGTTTCTTACGCCCAATCCTGCGAGCCGCACGAAATGTGCGGTTTTGTTGTTTTTAAAGGACGTAAAAAAGTTTTTTTGCCGAGTGAGAATATTGCAGATGACCCCGAAAATTATTTTGAGATTTCGTCTGATGATTATCTAGAGGCTAATCAATATGACGGCATTGTCGCAATTGTTCACTCTCATCCGAACGGTGCGCCGGTTTTATCCACTGCCGACCGGCAAATGCAGCTACAGTCCGGTTTGGATTGGTGGTTGGTTTGCAATGAAAGCGTGCATAAATTCCGTTATATCAGGCCGCTGTTAGGGCGCGAATTTCTTCACGGTGAAAGTGATTGTTATAGCCTGTTTCGTGATGCCTATATGTTGTCGGGCGTGGATTTCCCTGATTTCGCACGCGCGGACGATTGGTGGCACGAGGGAGGCAATCTTTATCTGGACAATATGACCACACACGGCTTTGAGCAGGTGGACGAACCGCAACTTGGCGATGTGATTTTAATGCAAGTGGGGGCGGATGTGCCGAACCACGCCGCGATTTATGTTGGCGACAACTGGGTGCTACATCACAGCCCACAACGCTTATCAAAACGGGATTTATACGATGGCTATTGGCTTAAACATACACACAGCATTTGGAGATACCAACAATGGCAACAATTAAACTTTACGGCAATCTTAAACGATTTGGCACTGCCATCGATTTAGCGGTGGAAGACACCGCAGAAGCAATCCGCGCCTTGTGTTGCCAATTGGTCGGTTTCCGGCAAGCCTTACAGCAAGGGTATTACAAAGTGCGGATTGGCAAACATCTGGTCACCACCGCATCGCTGGAAAAAGATATGCTCTACAAATTAAACGATAACGCCGTGGTGCATCTCACGCCGGTGATTAAAGGGGCGAAAAGTGGCGGTATTTTCAGTGCAGTGTTAGGTGTTGCCTTGATCGGTTTGGCTTTCTGGAACCCATTAGGCTGGGCAGCGGTTGGCGGAACCGGGCTATTAGCCGGTGCGGCACAAATGCCATTAATGTTAGGTGCGGCAATGTTGTTGGGCGGTATTTCACAAATGTTAGCCCCTCAACCGAAAATGGGCAGTGTCGGCACAGAGCAGGAGAAAAAGCAATCCACCTCATTCAGCAATTTGGGCAATTTGTCGGCACAAGGGCGACCGGTGCCGTTAGCTTATGGGGAAATTTTAACCGGCTCACTCATCATTTCACAGGGGATTGAAACCTACAATGTGAATGAAGAGATGAAAAAGAAAACTGAACCGAAAAAAGGCTTGTTTAGAAAAGGATAAATAATATGGGTAAAGGTGGTGGTGGCGGACATACGCCGTATGAAGCACCGGAAAGCGGTCGCTCAAAACAACGAATTAAAATTGTTGAAGTGATTTCCGAAGGAGAAATTCAAGGTTTAAAAGACAATGTCAAATCGATCTATTTAGATAAAACGCCGATACAGAACGCTAATGGCAGTTACAACTTTAAAAATATGGAGTTGCAAGGCACAATCGGTTCGCAAGATCAAGCGATTATGCGAGGTTTCAACACCTCAGAACGTGAAATTGGGGTTGGTACGGAGGTGAAAAAAAACACTGCACTGACGCGCACCGTAACGGATGAGAAAGTTACTCGATTACGTTTAACACTTGGTGTGCGTAGTCTGTTCCAGCAAAAAGATAACGGTGATACGGTGGGTGCGAGTGTGGATTTGTTGGTTACTGTAGGCGAGCAACAATATCCAATCCATTTCAATGGAAAATATAGTAGCCAGTATTTGCGACAAATGGTGATCGACAATCTGCCAGAAGTGCCGTTTCAAATCAAAGTGGAGCGATTAACTGCCGACAGCGAAAAACAGCGGTTACAGAATGCGACGATTTGGTCAAGCTACACCGAAATTATCGATACCGAATTTGCCTATCCGAACACCGCACTTGCCGGCATTATGTTTGATTCAGAGTATTTTTCCAACATTCCACAGCGGAATTATTTGGTGCGTGGCATTAAAGTGAAAGTGCCAAGCAATTACAACCCGATTGACCGTAGTTACAGTGGTTTATGGGATGGGCGTTTTAAGGTGGCGTGGACGAATAACCCGGCGTGGATTTTTTACGATCTCTTAACCAACAAACGCTACGGAATGGGGCAACGTTTAGGTGATTTCAGTGTTGATAAATGGGCATTGTATGCAATTGGGCAGTATTGTGATGTGAGTGTTCCGGATGGTTTTGGTGGTAAAGAACCAAGAATGACTTGTAACTGTTGGTTGACAGAACAGCGACAAGCCTATGACTTAATTAACGACTTAGCTTCCATCTTTCGGGCAATGCCCGTCTGGAATGGCCAGCAACTAACTGCTATTCAGGATCGACCAAGTGATCCCGTGTGGACGTACACCAATGCCAATGTGGTCAACGGCGAATTTGAACGCAGCTACTCCGCGTTAAAAGCACGGCATAACATTATCCACGTGGAATATCTCGATAAAAACGATTTTTACGAGAAAAAAATTGAGTATGTGTCGGACGATGAGGCGGTGAAACGTTACGGTGCGAACGTGAAAAAGGTGACAGCCTTTGGTTGCACCTCGCGTGGGCAAGCCTACCGCTTAGGGCGTTGGATTTTAGAAACCGAGAAATTAGAAAAAGAGACTATTACCTTTTCAGTTGGACGTGAGGGGTTAATGCATTTGCCAGGTGATATTATCCGTGTTGCTGATAATCATTATGCAGGCACGGCAATTGGTGGGCGAGTGTTGGCTGTGAAAGGGCGTGAAGTAACGTTAGATCGGGAAATTGACGTAAACGGCGCAAGTTATTTCAGCTATATCAATGCCGAAGCGAAACAGCAGACTATCAAAATTCAAGCCGTTAATGGCAGCATTATCACCTTAGATAGCACCCCAACCGGCTTAACCGAATTTGGCGTGTGGTCGTTGGCGACCTCGGCGGTGCGTGGCGGATTGTATCGCGCGGTGTCGATTAGCGAAAATGAAAACGGCAGCTACACCATTACTGCCTTGCAACACGAACCCCAAAAAGAGGCGATTGTCGATAACGGTGCGCATTTTGAAGCGGTGTCGAAAACATTATATTCTGCGCCGCAACTCACTGATGTGGTGATTAACACTGCTAGTGGCACAGGCGCGGTGATCAATGCGGAAGTGACCGCCGGCAATGCGATCATTACACGTTATGATATTTTGATTTATCAAGGCGAAAAGCTGTATCAAAGCTATATTGGGCAAAAAACGGCAGAAGTGAAATTAGATAATCTGCCGAACGGCAATTATAGCGTGGTTATCATTGCCAAAGATGATAAAGGTCGAGTATTAAGTGAAAAGACAAAAACCTTTACCATTGACCGCCCACCGATTCCGACCGGTGTTATGGTCAGTGGTGGCATTGAAAACATTCTGATTGAGTGGGATTATGTGGATGAGTTCACGCAAACAGAAATTTATTTTGCGACCGAAGACGACTGGATGGCGGCAAAACGCTTAGTGAAAGTGAGCGACAACCGAATGTATGCGCACACCGTTGCACCGAACAGTGTCTACTATTATTGGCTGTGTCATACACGTGGGCAAAATGTGGGGACGCTTTACCAAATGCAAGGCTTGCGCGGCGAAACCAGTGCCGACATTGAAAAAGCCTTGAATGAATTGCAACAGGAGCTAAGCGAAAACGTTGTCAATGAGGTGATCGACACCGGCTTTGCCGCACGAGGTTTGGAAGCGGTGAAAGTGGTGGAAACGCTCGGCAATGTGGCGCAGTTTCAACAGGTTAACCTGATCTACAATTTAGCGGATAAACGTTTTTACACTTGGAATGGGCAGCGTTACGCCACGATGGAGATTGACAACATCACGCCGGATCAAATCAATGGCGTTATTCCGGCGGAGAAACTCGCACGCATTCCTACACAACAATTAAGTGGCACCCTCAGTGCCAGCCAAATCGCTAGCAACAGCATTGGCACCAACCATCTACAGGCGGCAGCAGTCGGCACACAGCAATTAAGAGCGAATGCCATTACTGCAGATAAACTGGCAGCCAACAGCGTGACCACCGGCAGCATTCAAGCTGGTGCGATTCGGGGAACACACATTGCCGCCGGCGAATTGACAGCGGACAAATTGGCGATTGGCTTAGGCGGCAATCTGCTCTATAACCCGATTTTTGCAAATAATGCGGACGGCTGGTCGTTATATCAAAACACGAATGTGGTCAATGCCAACAGCGGCATCAATATTAACAACAACAGCGAAGGCAACTGGCAAGGCAAAGAGTATCTCGCCGGTGAAAATCAATACCGTTGGCAACCCTCAATGAAGAGTGCCACTTTGCCGGAACAACGCTTTGGCGGCATTTATCAAGATATTAAATTGGTTGCCGGCAACTGGTATCTGTTATCCGGCTTTGTGGCGGCTCACCGTGGCTATGTGAGTGTGAACATTGAGCCTCAAAACGGACTGAAGATTGCCAATGTTAGCCGGAGTTATAGCGGTGCCGGCGTTGGCGACACGTCAATGTCCAGTTATACCAACGGCTTACAAGACACCACCCGCATTTGGATGAAGTTTCAAGTGACTGCCAGCGGCACGGCACGCTGTATTTTCGATCAGCATAAAAAAGCCAATGTGGACAACACGTTCACCGTGTTACGCCGCCCGATGCTGGAAGAGTGTACGCAATATACACGCGCACCTAGCCCTTGGCGCCCGACCGGTGTGACCGTGATTCACGGCGGATCGATTAAAACCGGCACCGTGATTGCGGAGAAGTTGGCAGCCAACTCGGTCACCACGGAGAAAATCACAGCCGGAGCGGTGAATGCCAGCAAGATTGCCGCGAACGCCATCACTTCAAACCATATTGCCGCAAAAACCATTTCTGCCGATAAATTGAAAGTTACCAATTTATCTTCGATTAGTGCGAATTTGGGCAAAGTGACTGCCGGCACCATCACGGGCACACGCATAGAGGGCAACACCATTCAAGGCGGCACCATCAACGGCACCACGATAAATGGTACCACCATTAATGGTGGCATAATTCGTGGCGCAACGATTGAAGGGGTCACGGTACGAGCTGAGAATATTATCGGGGATGTGGTGAAGGTTTATAGCAGTAGAGTTATCGAAACGAAGCAGGGTAAAGCACCTTTTGAACATTATAGCTACGCTTATCCTAATATTGTTATTCCGGCAGCAAATCGCACACGTAGCGCGGTTATCTCGCCTATTGTTCTAGTGGCGGCGGGTAAAAATGGTTACTACACCGCAAGAGGCGGCGATAAAGAGACGTATCATCCTTCACGATCGAGTTCAAAAAGCCTCACCATATTGGTAAATGGTAAAGAGTTGGTGAAAGGAACAGCCTACACGCCTAACGCGGCGGTATCCACTACAGTAATCTCTGAATCCTTTATCATTCCCGCTAATCAACATACGATCGTTTCTTTCAAAAATGGTGGAAACATCGGTGGCTCGATTACGTTATTTGTGCAGCAGGTTTGAACACCTTATCACCCTAATCTTATCATCGTCACAATGTTGCGCAATCAAGCACAACATCATCACGGCGATTTTTATTAACTAAAAAAGGAAAACACAATGACAACATTTAATAAAATCTTAAAACCCGTTTATTCAGCCATCGCCAACTATGCCACCTCAGATGATGGTGCTATTAATGCCAAATATGTGCTTGGCTTCGGCGAAGATAGTGAAGGAGAACTCATCGACTTTGTGCCGATGATTAGCGAATATAAATATATCGATCCGGAGGCGGCAAAAATGCTGACGGAAAAACCACTTACGGAGGAAGACATTGGCAAAACACCGAATGAAATTATGCTTGTTCGCATTTATGAGCATTTAAAAGCCACCGAACAGATTGTGGCATAGATTGTGGAAAATCAAATTAAAGCAAAACCCAGTCATTAGGCTGGGTTTTTTATTAGGAGAACTTATGAATATTAAAGATCTTAAAATTTATCGAGGTGATGACACGATTTTCACTGTACGAATTGAAGCCTTACCTAATTTTAGTTTGCAAGAGGCTGAATTAAAAATGACGCTGAAAAGTAACGTCGGAAATGAAACGCTGACATTATCCAATGAATCAGGTTCAATTTTGGTGCTTGATGATTTTACAATGCAACTGATATTCAGCCATAACTTAACAAAAAATGTTAAAGCGGTACGTTGGCGTTATGACTGTCAGATGCGAAAAGCAGGGTGTGTGCGAACCTTATTTGCAGGCAAAATAACCATTGAACCTGATATTACGGAATAACTTTTTAAAGAAACTATTTTAACGATTCAGGAGATTTAAATGAGTAAATTGAATTTAGAAATCAGTAAAAACGAGATTGAATTACAAGTCAGTATTTTACCTGGTGAAATTTTTCGTGGAGAGAAAGGAGAACAGGGTGAAAGAGGAGAGACAGGTGAAAGAGGTATGAACGGGAAGTCAGCCTATGAAATTTGGCTGGAAGCCGGACATAGTGGCACAATAGAAGATTTTTTGAACTTCATTAGAGGTGAGAAAGGAGAAAAAGGTGAGAATGGTGAAGATGCTTTAGATTTTTTCTCTGTGTTAACACCGGAAAACCTTAATGTCTTTTACCAACAAGCTAGAGAAAAAAATTATCGTTTAGATACAAGTGAATTGGATAAGTTGATTAAACGCCATTTTCTAATGTATGTAATCAAGCAGAGCGGAACACCATTTCCGGAATACTTCATTACACCGGGTTATAATCCACAACTGACGATGTTAGAGAATGATAATCCTGTAGAAACGATAAGATACAGCGCCAATTACCGAATCAAACTTACTGGGCTAAGCGTTGATACAGCCTATCAAATTAATCAAAATCCTAAAATTTTAGTTTCATCTAGTGTTACAGAAATCACTTTAGCTGCGGATAATCAGCAGTTTAATATTGGAGAAAATGAGATACGTTTCTATCTAGAAAATGGTGCATTTTTCACAAAATACCGCTTTTTTATTGAACCTATTGATTATGATGTCCAAAATAAAGAGCGTTTTGCCGTAATTAATGCCGCCACTGCCTCAGAATTTATGAAACAACTTAAGTTATTGCCATCTACAAAAAATGAAATCTACGCACCTAATTTAACAGAAATGGAACGAGTCAAAGTAGTAAATTATTACGCTCAAGAAATTGATGAGAATATCAACCATTATAGAATTTATGAGTGTGAAGATGGAGAATACATCGAAGATGAACGACTTGATGTCATTTATGACAAGCTTGATCAGGGCATTAAGTTAAGTTACACGCTATATCCAACTTATGGCATAACTATTAAACCTAGCCCAAGTGATGTTGGTATTGATGATAAGCGTGCTGTAGAATTACTTACTTCTTACGCTCAATCAAACCCGCAAGATCAATTATTAAAACGAGGTTGGCGAGTAGCGACATTGACATATAGCGATGATTTCATTAGTGAGGGAAGTAGAGAATATCGTGATACCTACTTAGAGGCAGATTCTTTGATACCATCTTCCGAAGGGGTATTATGGCCACATCATCAAAAAACTTTTGAATTCACAGGAAAAGGTGGTTATCCAATTGAGATTGGATAAAACCTTTAAAGGACTTTAAAAGTAATTTCCCTATTAATTGTGAAATACTAAATTACAAGGAAGCAGTGCTGAAGTAGAGCGACAATTATTGGACTAATTTGTAGAAGATCAACCATAATATGACAGGCACTCATTTTTAAACGGATGGTTGTCAGATTGGGTTTGATCTTCACACATATTGCCCAGCCTAACTTTTTAGTAGTAAAAACTGAATGAAGAATTCATCTTTCCAAAAATTAGTGTTATGCATCAAATGGATAACATTAAAATTCAGATTCCCCCAGCGGAGAGGATGTCAATTTTAAGACGATCTTACGATCGTCTTTTGCTTTTGCCGTTAACCTTGTAACAGTGGAGTAAAATGGAAAAAATTTCCCCTAAAAGTGTTTATAAACTTATTTTATCGCTATTGATTTTTAAGGCTTTTTTCGTAAAGTAAAAAGCATTATTTATGAACGCTTTTGGGCGTTAAAGTCAGGTTTTTACTGTTTTTTCATTCTTTCTATTAAAAATAACTGGTCATACGTGTTGTTTTTCGGTAGGATTGATGCCAATTTTTGAGTTTTGATTATTTTTACTTATTTTTGAGTTATGTTTTATCGAATTCTGGTATCAGTCTGTTTTTTACTGTTAGCTGCGTGTAGTAGTCATCCTGGCACGCAGTCAGCTTCTACATTTTCCGAAGACGATGATCCTATCCAAGCTTTAATCCTCAAAACCAACGCGAAAGAACGCGTTATCATCAATAAAAAATTAAATAATTTCTATCAGGAATGGATTGGTGTTCGTTATAAACTTGGCGGAACCGGGAAGGATGGCATTGATTGTTCCGCATTTGTACAAACTGCATTTGCAGAAAAATTTCATATTAGCCTGCCAAGAAGCACTTCAGAACAAAAATCTTTAGGTTATAAAATTCAAAAAGGTCAATTAAAACAAGGTGATTTGGTTTTCTTTAGAAAAAATCGTCACGTTGGCATCTATTTAGGCGATGATCTTTTTATTCATTCCAGTACAAGCCAAGGCGTGACCATTAGTTCTTTGAATGAGGATTATTGGTTAAGAACCTATACACAATCCAGAAGAGTATTAAATTAAGTATTTACTCGATAGTTAAACGTTAAAGCCGCTCTTTTGAGCGGCTTTTCGTTATAAATGGGTTTTCAGTTTATTCAGAAACGGTGAAATGTTGATGTAAATGCGCTTTTTGTTCTGCATCATCTGCAAGCGCTGCTGCTAAATCAGGCAGACTAATATCAGCAGGTTGCCCATTTTTATCCAACAGAACGTGATTTCCACCGATACGATAATGCCCTGTCGCCTCAAATTTGACCGGATTGACGGCAAACATTGCCGCTGGTGATACAAATGCCCAGTTCAATTGTTTATTTTGTTTTAATTGAATCAATAATTGACGAATAGCATTGGCTGCCGGATAGATAGCTTCCGGAAATTCTTTAGTATCAACCAGTTGTAAATTAGGCGCGACATAAAGACAGCCGGCACCGCCAACAATTAATAAATAAGGCACAGCTGCTTGTTGTGCTGCTTGCAAAATGGATTGCATCCCTTTGTTATAATCGGCGACTAAATTCGGATTTTCCCAACCGCCGTTGAAAGCACTGATCACCGCATCAACATTGGTAAGTTGATCAACTAATTGTGTGGAATTGACATCTAATGGTACAGCGGTAAAGTTATCCGCTTTCGGTAATGAATCGGCGTGACGAGAAATCCCAATCACTTGATGACCACGCGCAATTAATTCAGCAGTTACCGCTTTACCAATTAATCCGGTTGCTCCAATTACAGCAATTTTCATATTAACTCCTTAATCTGTCTGTTATTCAAAAAACAACCTTATTATAGACAGCTGTTTTATTAAAGAGTAGTCTAGTATTCTTTAAAATACCTTTAACTATTAGTTTAAAATATGCAGAAAAATTATTATCAGCAACTTCTGTTTTTACACACTATTGCGCAAAGCGGCAGTATTTCAGCTGCTGCTAAAAAGTTAGAAATTAGTGCGGCAGCGGTGAGTAAATCATTGCAGACTTTAGAGCAGGAAATGGGATTGCCTCTTATTTTGCGTACTACAAGAAAATTGGTCTTAACAGAAGCCGGCGAAAAACTGATTCAGCAAACGAAAGAAGCCGTTTATGCGATTGAAGATGCTTTTGAAAGTTTGAGTAGCGCTGCTAATCCGCCATCAGGAACGGTAAAAATTACACTACCGCAAGTTGCTTTTTATATAGCTATCCAGCCGATTTATGCACAATTTTGTCAGCAATATCCCAATATTCAACTTGAATTGTCTATTAATAATGCGATGGTTGATATTGTGGATCACCATTTTGATTTAGGCATACGATTCGGACATAGCATTGAGGAGGGAATGATTGCCCATCAACTTACGGCACCAATGCGGGAAGGTTTATTTGTCAGCAAAGAATATGCGCAAAAATATGGTGTGCCTCAATCCATAGCAGATCTCAAAAACCACCGATTTATCGGACATCGGTTTATGACGCATAATCGTTTAAACCCATTAACTTTAAATATTGACGGTGAAGAACGGCAAATTGCACTTGAATCACAATTAATTTTTAATGACACTGAAATAATGATGGATGCAATTATACAAGGAATGGGAATTGGCAGAATCTTTGACTTACGTTATCAACAGTTAAACCTACAACAGGAATTAATTCCGGTATTAGAACCTTATTGGCGATCATTTCCTGCTTTTTATCTCTATTATTTTCCTAAACATCAACAATTAAAACGAGTAAAAGCAGTGATTGAGTTTTTGTTGGGGGAGAGGAGTAAATTAGCCAAATGGTAAGTACAGTAGGTTTTCTCCTACTGTACTTCTTATTAGCAGAATTTTTCACCATTAAAGGAAGCTTGATATATTCTTTCAATATCTGCTTTTTGTAGAGCTAGAGGACTACGACTTAACAAACGCTTTTGTAAAATAGCGGCATCTGTAAGTGCAGGTATTGCAGATGATGGGATATTAAACTCTTTTAAGGTGTTAGGAATTCCTACTGAAGCTACGAGTTGTTGTAGCACCTTGATACATTTAATAGAGGCTTCTTCTGCGGTTAGATTTTGAGCATCGTAGCCTAGAGCTTGGTATATATCCTTTAATTTTTGCTCACAAGAGTGTCGAATATATCCCATAACGTAAGGAAGCAGAACAGCATTAGATTCACCGTGTGCTATATGAAATTGTCCTCCAAGTGGATAAGCGAGAGCATGTACTGCAGCGCAGCCAGCATTAAAGAAAGCTAAACCTGCCAAATAACTGCCATAGCTCATATCTGTTCTTGCTTGTTTATCTTCTCCATTGTTTACTGCCTGTAATAAGGAGCGTCCAATTAATTTTATTGCCTGTAAAGAAAGCGGTTCGCTAATAGGCGTTGCTAAAACAGACACATAAGATTCAATAGCGTGTGTTAGCGCATCAATACCGGTAGCCGCGGTGACTCTCGGTGGAACGGATATTGTAATTTCTGGATCCACGATGACAATATCTGCTAACAAAGCATCATCAACAACTACATCTTTACTGTTTTCTAAAGATAATACGGAAATATTAGTCACTTCTGATCCCGTTCCTGATGTTGTTGGTAACATAATTTTTGGTAGACTAGACTCAACAATTTTAAGCATACCGGTAAGGTTTAAATAGTCTTCAACTTTCCCTGCTTGCGGAGTCAGTGCAGCAACTAACTTAGCTAAATCTAATGCACTTCCACCTCCAATTCCTATAACTAAATCAATAGCGTGTTGGCGAGAAAATTGAACTAATTCTTCCCCAATGGATAATGGAGGTTCGGCAACAACGTTTGTATTAATGATGCAATTTATGCCTAAATCAGAGAGACTTTTTTCTATTTTCGGAATAAGCCCAATTTTTGCTAAGATAGGATCCCCAATAATAAGTACATTTTTTGCATTTAGTTTTTGTACTTGTTCTGGTAATAGGGATAAGCAACCCCAGCCATGATAATTTGTTTGTACAAAAGTTGTTTTAATCATTTGCTTCCTCCGATAGTTGTTTTTGATGATCTTTAGTGAATGTAAAATCTATTTCACCGATGAAGAAATCTTTACCATAGATAAATAAGCACAATAGGATACCTGCTGCGAATGCCCAGGAAGCACCTTTTACACAAAGTAGTGCGGCGATAATTCCGGCTATACCGAGGTCTTTGCCACTTTTAGCCTCAAGAATGCCAATTTTCATATTGACATAGCCTTGAATTAGTAATGTTAGAGCAAGAGCGACACCAAGAATCGGTTCGACTAAACTAATGATAGGCATACAAAGTAAACCTGTATTAGTACCCCAACGGAATGAGCCAATTCCTCCCCAGAAAGATTGCATCGCTTGTCGTCCTTTCTTCCAGCGCTCTACCATCACAACTTGCATTGCAGACCAAATAGGACCGCACATCGTAACATCTGGACCAAAAATACTCATAAAAGCATTTCTTCCTCCAAAGATAAGATGGGCTCTGTTGGCATGATATTCGACTTTATCATCAGGTCGAAAAGTTTGCCCAGATGAAATTAAAGCTCTGTTTTGCAGTATGTCGCCAAATAAGACGATATATGCGGCCAGTACGGTTGGAATAGCCGAAATGTACATTTCAAAAGGAGGAAATCCGATACCAAAAACACTATATTCATTCCATAAAGTGACAAAATCCGGAGTAGAAAATCCCCATTTTATTGTTGGTAGTGGAGCTTCTGAAAATATAGGAGCAATGATAACAGCTAACAAAATGATCGGTAGAATACCTAATTTTCCAATGGTAGCAAGAATAGTAGACTTTTCTTGTAATTTGGAAAAATGATTTGAATAAAGAAGGTAAAAGGCAATTCCGACACAAACGGTAATTGAGTATGGGAAAGTTTCAAATCGCCCACCAACTTTAAAAATAGAAATAATTGCTGCTAAACCAGCACCAATAATGATTCCGGCTTTAATGGCAGAGGGAATAATTTTTACAATTTTTTGTGATAAACCAGTAACACCTAAAAAGAGAGATAAAATTCCTAATGTCATTTGAAAGGCAATAAGAGCATGTGTCCTTTCTATTCCCATAGGAAATTGTTGACAATAAGCCATAATTAGAGGAATTGCAGGAGTAACCCAACCGGGGACACAAGGATCTCCTAATAAATGGTGTGTAAGATATAAAAGACCATTCAGCATTACAATGGCAAGAGCTACTTCAAAAGGCATTCCTAGAAGAGAAGTTAAAAGAGGGATGGCTGCTAAATCTACAGCACACATAAGCAATCCTTGACAGTAATCAGGCAATTCGATCCTATAGTGTATGAACGGAAGCCTTAATTGAAATGGACCTAAAGGAATATAGCTATTTTTGGACATAAATATCCTCCTGTATATAAAAAAATGAATGCGTAACCATTTTTTTGGTTACGTATTCATAATGAAAAGAAAGAAACAAATAAGCAATATGTTTAAAACAAAAATTTCACATTTGTGATGAAGATCACTTTTTATACAGGAAATATTGATAAGATTATTAAGAATTTTATAGTTTTCGGGTTGAACCCCTTAGATAGAGTGTTGTCGGTTTAGTAATGCGAGGCGTTTGATAATAGATATTTTGTTCTTTAGCTTCAATCAATGAAATTAGTTCTTGTATAGCAATTAATCCTAAACGGCTATTATCTTCTGTGCCAATTGTAGTTAGTTGAATTAACTTATTTTTACTGATATCTACATTATCAATTCCAATCACACTGATCTGATCAGGAACGGAAACACCAAGAGAAATTAAAATATCAATTGCGTCAATAGCAATAGAATCAGTTGCGGCACAAATTGCAGTTGGTAATCTCTGACTATGAACCAAAGTGGTTAACATATTATGTAAATCAGGTTTATCTAATTGTTTGTAATTAATTGCCCTAATACGAAGATCGGAATATTTTAATTTAAATTTTTCATAGGCTATCTTAAATCCCATTAGCCTGTTTCTAAATGTACTGACTATATCAGTAGCTCCGATCCATAAAATATCCCTATGACCATAGTCTATAAGATGTTCTAATGCTTGTTGACCAGCGAGAGTATTATCAATTTCAACAAAATTTCCAGCATATTCATGCTTTCGGTTAAAACTGATGAACGGAATGTCTAATTTCTTTAATCTATTGATAATAGGATCATTAAATAGAATGCAAGATAAAATAAGCCCATCAATTTTGTTACTCAATGCCAAATCATAAGCTTCGGACGTGTTCTCTGTAGTAGTAAAATGGACATTGACTTTATATCCTACTTGGGTTGCGAAATTCACAATTTCTGATGTTGTATCAACATAAAATGGGTTATGTAAAGGACCGGATATTAAAGAAATAGTATGAGTCTTTTGGCAAACCAAATTCCTAGCATTGGCATTAGGGATATATCCTAAGTCTTCTATTGCTTTTAATACTCTTAATCTAGTAGGCTCTTTTACTGTATTTGGTGCATTTAGAACTCTAGAAACAGTTGTCTGTGATACACCCGCTTTTGCTGCAACATCTTTAGACGAAACCATAAAATCTATTTTGGAAATAAAGAATATACCTATTTTGCAGGAAATAATAAAAAATTACTATGAAATTTTTGGAGGTAAATTGGAATTGGTTGCGGGGGCTGGATTTGAACCAACGACCTTCGGGTTATGAGCCCGACGAGCTACCAAGCTGCTCCACCCCGCGTTAGATGTGCGTTACTATACACTCTTTCTGATTTTTTGCAAGATTTTTTTAAAAATTAAAGTTTTTTTTGATAAAAAATAGACAAAATGGTGCTTTTATTTTCGATATCGATAGTGAGTGCTTTCGTTATAGAAAGAGCGATAGAATAAATACGGCTAAAAAATATTCATTTGGGATAAGCAAAGAATAGCACCAAGCATCAATTTATATGATGATGTTCTTTAGTGTTATAAAAGGTTCAATAAAAATTGATAGCGTCTTATTTGGATAAAACCAGCCAGATTTAGTCATTTTTTACGTTAAATTTGTTAAATCTTGTAACATTTTAAAATGAATTCGTGTGTAAATCGTGTGCAATTCATTTCTTTAGTGATCATTTTGGATCATTAAACAGGTGATATTATAACATTCAATACTGTATAAATACACAGTAATTATATTGCAAGAAATGGCATTGATTTTATGTATCTATATGATTTAAAAAGGCATAGTAGACA